GTTACTTGCTCCCTGATCTCTTCAAGTTTCTGTTTAAGATCCACTGTGGCACTTTCAATTTGATCGAGTTGGTCTTTAATTCCTCTTTGGTTGCTCTTCTTGCTTCGTTCTGTAATAGTTTGGCTACAAGTTGGGCATCTATCGTTTTCTTCATAGAATTTCATCTCCTTATTAAGTGTTTTCTTCTTGTCATTGAACTTAGACTGGTACACCCTCAGTTCATTCAACTTATTAGTCACATCACCTATGTCATCTGCCTCTTTTTGGATCAAATCTACCTGTTCTGAGGCATTTATGATGTTCTCCTCTAGTGCATCTACCTCTGTCTGTAAAGTAGAGATATCCGTACTCTTTGCTTCCCTCTGTTTCTTCTGATTTGCCTTAATATCTGCTATAAATCGCTGTTGTATCTCTACTTTCTCCTTAATTAGGTCAAGGTCATACGTTGCCTGTGTAATGCTGTCACGCAGTCCCTTCGCTCTACCTTTGAGGATCTCATTCATGGTAGAAAACACCTTAATATCAAGCAAATCCTCTATAACTTCCCTTCTGTTAGGTGCTGTGAGTTGCATGAAAGGTATGAAGGTGCTACTCCCTAGGATGACCACCTGTGTGAATGACTTATAGTTTAATTTTAGTACAGATTGCTCCAACCAGACCTGTTGATCACGCTGATTTGACTCCTGATTGAGTGCTGTACCGTCTCTAAAAATTTCAAATATATTTGGCTTCACTCCTCTGTTCACTTGCCAATGAGTTGACCCTATTTTGAACTCAATAGAGACCAACATCTCCTTTTCATTGACAGCATTGATGAGTTGTGCTTGTGATATCTTACGGAAAGGTTTCTTGAACAGGACAAAGCAGATGGCATCGAGCATCGTGCTTTTTCCTGCCCCGTTGGAACCAACTACTAGCGTTGAAGGACTACCTATCAAGTCAACTTCGCTAAAAGAGTTTCCAGTTGACAGGAAATTCTTCCAACGAATTTTCTCAAATACGATCATAATAATTAGACAAATTAAAAATCAGGAGGTATCACTATTTGATCTGGTGTGATCACATAATATGGGTGATTATACTTCTTACAAGTACCAATCGCCTCGTCTTCTTCAACTTCTACCGCACACATCTGTGGATAGTCGTTTGCTTCCAATAACCTAGCATAACGTATTGCGTCGTCTTTGTCAACCCATAGGTAAAGTGTTTTTAAACCTTGTCTATCTACAGAATAAGCACCCTGATTCTCTTTTCCTTTGAGTGCTAAGATGTACATTAGACCAGTTCCAGTGCTTCGATGTAAAGAGATTTTAAAATTGAGTTAACACCCTCCTTGTCATGGTATTCCATACCATTTACATAGTTTTCTAGTAGTGTAAGGGTATCTTCCTTCTCTATATCTATGTCATCAGAGAACTCAGAGTCGTATGCGGAATCCTCTACTACCTTGATGTCATGTACACCATGCACATACAGTTGAGAGATGAAATATTCAAACTTTGCAGTGTCTTTCTTGTTCTCTACGATGACTTTGACCATCCTATTCTTATACTGCCTAGCGTCAGGTAGTTTCCTCTCGTCATAAAAAATCTTGTCGAAGATACGATAGGGATTTTCTATGAATTTCTTCACTTTTGTGGTCGTATTGTACTCATGGAACCCTCTCTCGTCACCCCAGTCGTTCCAGTAGATATGATAGGGGTTACCTAGGTAGTGGCAGTTGCCATGGTGCGACTTAGTGTGGTAGTGACCACTGAAAACTTGGTCAAATTTAGCAAAAAGGTTCTTATCTATGCCATGTGTCATGGTAAATCCCTTGTGTGCCTCAAAACCATTGAGTTCAAGATGACCCATCGCTACAGTAGCAGTGGTATCTTCTATCATTTGGTAGGTTTTTTCCTGATTTTCAGCATTTATCCATGGTATGAACAGTATTTCTAGGTCACCTATCATCACCTGTGTTGGTTCAGAATATATGTGTACGTTAGGGTAATCAACAAGGAAACTATCCAGTGTATTTACGGTGTTTGTGTCCTTATAATAGGCAGTATGGTTCCCCACGAGTGAATGAACCTCGACCCCCATTTTTTGTAGACGATTGAAGTAATTATTTCTTGCCCAATCCACTGACCAGATGTCTACATTCTTACGATTGTCAAATGTATCACCTAAATCTAGTAGTATTTTTATATTATTCTCTTCTAGGTATGGAAAGAATACGTTGTCATAGAAATCAAGGAAGTAATCATGAAAATGTCGACTAGACTTCCTAGCACCGAAGTGCTGATCAGTTATTATTGCTATGTTCAATTTGATTTTACCTGTACGTTTTCTTTGATGCTGTTCATCGCTGAGTGATCATCAGTGCCATCGCTGTGGAACAGTTGATCGTACCCTGATTTCGTAATAATCTTGTTCTTTATCTCTAATTGACGCTTCTCTTTTGAAATTCTTCTAAGGAAAGCATAGTATATTATCTGAGTAAAGTATGCGAAAGGGTTACTTGACTTACTTGGATCAAAGTTACCTATGTATTGTACACAATTTTCTATGCCATCGCAAATCATGTCCTCTCTGAACATATAATTTACGAAGTTTGGTTTGTATGACAGGTGTGTTGCTATCTTAAGAAAACATTCTCCTATGTAATTGTTGATGCGGGGTTTGGGTTCTCCATTCTCCTCAGCAACCTTACATTCTGCCTTGAAATCTACAAGGGCAAGAAGGAATTCTTTATTGTTAACGTAATGTTCTGACTTCTTTTTCATACCAATGGATTTGGTTACTCTCAGTATACTATGTTACGGATCCCACGTCAAGCTTGACAACATGTTCTGAAAGGTGTACACTAACTGTGTAGCAGGTTCAGAGACATATTAGGACCATTTATTTTTCTTTTTAAAGATAGACTCTAGAATTGCTCTAGATTCTTCTACAGTACCGAGGTCGCCCTCACCTGTAGCAGTTTTCTTAGTGTATTCTGGGTCTATTTTGCTTATAGACATCTCATAGAATGCCTCAACCTCAGCGTCACACTCTACACAGGTGACGATTCTATCCATCGGCACGATGAATGATCTCTCTTTGGAGAATTTCATCCAAGGGGAGACCTTAGCACCCACGCGGGAGTCCATAGTCACCTCTTCTACCATGATAGGGTTCTCTAAGATGAGGTAGTTTCCGTTCTCATCTGGTACAAATGTCACTTTAGATAGCACTTCTTCACCTGTCACTATCTTAAGTGCACCTAGAAATTCTTCGTCAGTTGGCATATCTATTTTGTTTTAAGGTTGACATCAATAAATTCATAATCGAATGATTCTTCATTGTATATTTTGACACGCTCAATCAAATGATTGAGAGTATAGTTTCTACGACCTCCTTTTGAGATGTCGTCTGCTATATCATACAGTACAGCTTTAGTTTTATTGTCTCCTTTACGGAGTACCCGTCCTATCGACTGTAAATTCCTTATCCTCGACTTACTTGGCGACGCAAAGACAACGTTATGTAAGTTCCTAATATTAATACCAGTACTAAAAGTGCCATAAGATGCCACAATAATTGAATCACTTGTAGTCTCAGCAATGCGTCTTGCCTTCTCCCTGTCCTCTGTGTCTATTCCTCCATAGATCAGGAAGGTTTGTCTTGAATCCTCTACTTTATTATTTATGAGATCGAACAATGGCATGCCATGTTTCTCTACGTAGTTGAATAACACTAGAGTGTTACCCTCTAAGTCACATACAAGGTTACGTATGAACCTGTTGCGACCCTCGTGGGAGCATATGTACTCCATCTCATCTTGGTAGTTGTCAAAGTCTTGGTGCTTATGCTTCAGCATAAGGACTTTGATCTCAAATTCAGATAAGTGTCCCTCTTTTATGAGGTTCTCAGTCTTGGTTACCTTAGCACATTTACCAAATACACCCTCTAAGACTAACCTGTTGGTCTGTAATCCATCCAGTGTACCAGTGAAACCTATTCTATACTTACAGTCATGTAGTTTATTCATGATACCTGTAAGAGACTTTGCCTTGAACTGGTGTGCTTCGTCTCCTATGACTGCACCGAAGTCTTGAAAGTATTTCTTGGGCAACTTATAGATGGATTGCCATGTAGTTATTATAACATCTTTCTCAGAAAATGGCGACGCACCACCGTATACCTTGTGACAATGGTGATG